TGGGCTCCAGAGTTTAAGCATCTTAGTCCTATGTTGACAACTGATGCCATTGCTGATCGTATTACAGAAATACTGCCGTTTAACAAATGGCAGGATGAACATTTGGTCATTACAGGCGGTGAACCTCTGTTGGGCTGGCAACGTGCTTATCCTGATCTGTTGAATCATCCCAAGATGGCAGATCTTAAAGAGATTACATTCGAAACAAACGGCACTCAACAACTCTCCACAGAATTCAAAGACTATTTGTTTACAGAATTTACACGGTTTGGTCGAGATTACAACAAGTTAACTTTCAGTGTCAGTGCTAAACTTAGCTGCTCAGGCGAAGAACGGTCGGAAGCTATTCTTCCCAAGGTTGTGTGCGAGTATCAGGAAATCGGTTACACTTACCTCAAGTTTGTGATTGCCACAGAAGCGGATGCTGCTGAAGCACTGGAAACATTGTCTGTATATCGTGCTGCTGGATTTAGTGGACCTTGCTACTTGATGCCGGTAGGTGGAGTGGAAAGTGTGTACGTACTCAACAATCGCCGTGTAGCAGAGTTTGCTATGAAAAATGGCTTGCGCTACAGTGATAGACTGCAAGTTCCTTTGTTTAAGAACGAGTGGGGCACTTGATTGTCTAAAAAATCTAATCGAGCTAAAGGAAGAACCAGCTTTGACGTTGAAGTTGGCAACACGCAGATTGATTTTTTTAATAGGAACGTTACACCTTACCCCACAGAAGCCGGTGCGCCGGCATTTGATTTAGTTCCTGTTACTCGACAAAAAGACATCATGCTGAATGTTGCTCGCATGCATGCCGAGCAAGAGTACAACAGAATCATGCAGTTGGTAGATGTACTACAGCAGCAGGCAGCTGACATAAAGCGCAGATTAGACTTAACTGATATGGTACATGCTGCCCGTTATGATTTTCAAATTGCTCACGGACAGATCTATTGGCTGGTGCAAGATACCAGACGCAACGAAATCATATTATGCGGCATGGGACCTGATGGTTGGTCAGCAGGTCCACCTGCATGGTATCAATATATTACAGCAGTCAAGTGGTTGGGTGACCACACATGGATAGAAATCAAGGAATAATAATGTTTGAATATTTTAAAAAGAAATTTGTAAAAGCAACAGCTGACCAATCTGCTGCAGAAACTCCCAAGACTGGCAAAAAATCACGTGTCAAAAAGTCCGACAAAGATTTGGCTACCGAACGCGGAGATCCGTATGTGGCTATTCTCAGCATGGACGTTGATCCTGAAAACATCCACCAAGGTGCCTTTGAATTGGACTGGAACGAAAAGTTTGTGGCCAATCTAATACGTGCCGGATACGTGGGCAAAACCGATGCTGACATTGTGGATCAATGGTTTCAAAATGTGTGCCGGCATGTGGTCATGGAAACCTGGGAACAAGAGCAGGCCATGAACCCTACCAGATTTACACGCAGCAGAGACATAGGCAACGGACGTACAGAAGTATCATAACCAGTGCTAATGCTGAGTTAGCACCATTTTTAATGTTAAAACTAAAATGATATTCAACAAAATTAAAGAACTAAAGCAGCAGGGCCTGAGAATTGGCATCACTTTCAGCACATTTGATTTACTGCATGCCGGACACATTGCCATGTTAGCCGAAGCTAAAAATCACTGTGATTATTTGATTGCCGGCTTGCAAACTGATCCCACAATTGATCGACCCGACACAAAAAATCCTCCGGTGCAGAGCATAGTAGAACGACAGATACAGTTGTCGGCCACTAGATTTGTAGACGAAATAGTGATATATCAAACTGAACAGGATCTAGTAGACTTGCTGTTGATCTTGCCAGTTGATGTTAGAATCTTAGGAGTAGAATATGCCGATAAAGAATTTACAGGAGCGCATGAGTGTTGTGCCCGCGGCATTGAATTGATTTTTAATAAACGAGATCATTCATTTAGTAGCAGCAGCTTACGTAAACGTGTAGTACAGGCCGAAATCGAAAAGGACCTGCGCAAATGAAATTATATGTCAACGGCGATAGTCACACCGCTGGTGCCGAAGCTGTAAATGCCTGCGCATTTGCCGAAGACGACTGGGATTTGCGATATCTTGGAAGACTACCGCATCCTGAAAATCTGGCAGTCAGCTGGGGTAAACGATTATCTGAAGTATTAAAGGCTGCGTTTTACTGCGATGCTGAATCAGCTGCTTCTAATCAACGTATCATTAGAACCACCAGAGAATGGCTAAAAGATCATTCTGACACGTCTGATACTTTAATGATCATACAATGGTCAACTTGGGAGCGCCAAGAGTGGCTAATCGATGATTCTTGGTTTCAAGTTAATGCGTCCGGTATAGACCACCTTCCTGAATCTCATCAACAAAAGTATAAAGAATTTGTCAGTTCTATTGATTGGAACACAACAACTGAACAAGCACATAATGATATATGGAGCTTTCATTTGGAGCTGGTTGAACTGGGTGTTAAACACATATTCTTTAACGGAAACACACATTTTGGATCCGTTTCGAAAAAACAACGGCGAGACTGGGGTACCAGTTATATCAGTCCTTACGATTCTACAATGACCTACAGTCAGTGGTTATTAAGCAACAGATACGAAACAGTTGCATCCAATTCATACCATTTCGGTAAGGAAGCACATGCAGCATGGAGTCGTTTTATGCTACAATACATTATTGCTAACAAATTGATTTGATTCTCGATGACATTTAAACAAAGAACTCTGAATAAACAATTCGATTCTGTCATTGACTTTGACATAAAAAATCTTGTGGTTAGTGGTTGCAGTTTTACTTTTAACAATTCAGAATCTGATTTGTGTGCTTGGCCTTACTATCTTAGAGACTTGGCAAATTTTAAACAAGTGTATGACTGCAGTTTGCCCGGAGCTGGAAATTATCATATATCTCAATCTCTACAATGGTCTTTAGAATTAGAAAAATTAAATCCTGTAGATACATTGGTTATTGTCATGTGGTCAGGTAACGATCGAGATGATTTTATATTTTCCAAGGATGCGATTAAACCATATTCATTTTCTTTTGCATACAATGACAAAGTGCAAACTGGTTTATCCGGTCACAACGATTCAGGGAATGTCGATATTGTCTTGTCAAGAAAAGTATTAAATTCCAAAGACAAAAATTCTCGGTCTGTAGAAAATTTTTTATATGTAAATTCAACCTGGCATTATTTAAAATCTAAAGGTTATCGATTTTGTTTTTTAAACTATGCAAATAGAGATGATATAAACAGTGATTTTGAAATAAACAACTTAATACCATTGCATTTAAGAACAGAATATAGTAAAATGTTTTTAGATGCTGAAACATTGTACAATTGGTCAGTTAAACACGACCTAATTTCAGAAGACCAATTCCATCCCAGCATTGATGGTCACTTAAAATGGACCCAACAGGTTCTTATTCCTAGTTTAACTAACTACTTAAAAGCACATGAAATACATTCTTATTGATACTGCTAATTTGTTTTTCCGTGCCAGACACGTGGCTTTTAGAGCCAGTGATGACTGGGAAAAAGTAGGTTATGCTTTGCATATCACACTTAGCGCAGTTAACAAGGTCTACCAAAAATTTGGTGCAGATCATGTGGTATTTGCACTCGAAGGACGCAGTTGGCGCAAGGATGTTTATGCTCCTTACAAGCGTAATCGCAGTGACGCTAGAGCAGCGCAGACTGAAAAAGAACAACAAGAAGATCAATTGTTCTGGGAAACCTTTGATAACTTGACTAAATACTTGGCTGAAGGTACAAACTGTTCAGTAATCAGAAACGAAAATGCCGAGGCCGACGATATCATAGCACGTTGGATAGCTTTACACCCCCAAGACCATCATGTAATTATTTCTAGTGACACTGACTTTGTTCAACTGTTAGCCGACAACGTAGATCAGTACAATGGAATCACTGATGAATTACTGACTGTCCGCGGAATTTTTGACGCAAAAAATCGTCCAGTGATCGATAAAAAAACCAAATTACCCAAGACCATACCCAATCCAGAATGGCTGCTGTTTGAAAAGTGCATGCGCGGCGACACTAGTGACAATGTGTTTTCGGCCTATCCGGGTGTGCGTGTCAAAGGTACTAAAAACAAAGTGGGTCTAACAGAAGCATTTGAAGATCGCAGCCGGCAGGGTTATGCTTGGAACAATCTCATGCTGCAACGCTGGACCGACCATAATGGCGAAGAGCATCGTGTGTTAGACGATTACGAGCGCAATCGTTTGCTAATCGATTTAAATGCACAACCGGTAGAAGTTAAACAAATGGTCGATGACAGTATTCAAAGTATGGTTAGTCACAAAGATATTGGACAAGTAGGCATCAGATTTATGAAGTTTTGTGGCAAGTATGACTTGGTCAAGGCCAGTGAATCAGCTGAGCAATATGCTCGATGGTTGAATCAAACATATCAAGGAGTTCTCGATGATAGTAGCAAAAACAGTAGTTCCTAATCAATACTGGATCTTAAAAGAAAACGATCGCAAGATTGGAAACATAGAAGCAGGACCACAGGGATTTTCAGTAAAAATCAATAATCAGATTGAACGTTTTAAAACCATCAACACAATCAAGCAGCGAGTACAAATCGACTTTGAACCTGTGATCAAGAGAAAGTCCGCTACATCGGTAAATTCAGTTCATGGTTACAGTACCAGCAGTAGAGCCTACAATGCCATCTACGACGTCAAGCACCAAGTACCGCTGTGGACCAAAGAACCTAAATCCAAAAGCTGGTACGCAGCCGGTTGGTATCAAATCAAACAAGGACGCGAATGGGAAACTGTGTTTTGTCCCAAACTGATTACCTTGCAACGCTACGCTTATCGCGGCCCATATCATACCGAGGAACAGTCACGTGACAAATCCCTTTAAAGATCAATACAAATTCATGCGAGCTTGTGATCAATCAGTTGATGAGTTCAATGAACAGCAATTTGCAATGTATAAAAATCTCATCGAAGAAGAATACAAAGAGCTAGTAGCTGCCGAAAATGCAGGCGATATGGTAGAACAGTTAGATGCACTAATCGACATACTAGTTGTTGCTATTGGCGCTATTCATTCGATGGGAGCAGATGCCGAAGGTGCCTGGAAAGAAGTTATAGGCACAAACTTTGCCAAGATTGATCGATTAACTGGAAAAGTTCGTAAACGCGAAGATGGAAAAGTTCTAAAACCTGTGAACTGGCAGTCTCCTAAGTTAGCACCTTATTTGAGAAAATAATCATGGATCGAGAAAATATCATCACCAACATGTGTTACACTTACAGACACGACTACGGTATAATAAAATCCGAAACTGGCAGCTTCTTCTCTGGTATGACTATAGAGGAACGCACATATCTTTGGAACACTATGGCGCAGATTTTCGACAACGACATTGCTCCGCACATGGAATTTAAACATGTTGCAACGGCTCGAAATATTTGCGGGAATGACTAATGAGCTTGCATATAAATCGATTTATCGATCGTATCAAAGCAGCTGATTCAAGATCTCAGCGTGACTTTACTATGAGCATGAGTGATGCCAAAGATCTACATGCTGACATTACCAAACTGTTGCTAGCTCTGCAAAATTTACAAGAACAACGCACTATTGCACCTGTTACTGCACCCAGCAGTAACATTGAAATAGATGGAGGCTCGTTCTAAAACGGCTTACATTTAGATAAATAAATGTAGGAGTTTAATGAATGAGCAGACCAAAACCCGATGTGCTAGTAGAAATCACCAACAGATCTACTTATAAAACTGAACAGGTATTAGCAGCCCAAGGTATCTGGGCTGTGTTCTTTGATAGCAAGCCTATCAATCTCAAGACTTCTAATCTGTTGGTTCAATACCCTGGACCCAAGTATAAAAAAGTATCGTTCAGTAATCAAGGACATGCTGTCAACTTGGCCAAAAAACTCAACACTCAATTCAAAACTGACAAATTCTCAGTGGTGTTGTTGACTCAAGGTCAACAGATATATCCTGATGATAAACAAGCGTGACATCACACAAGAACTTATTCGTGCCTGGCCCGGTGCTGCTGCTCCGGAATTAAACGAGGCTCTATTTGATTGGTATGTCAACATAAGAGATACTGGTGGCTTGAGACTCACTGCTGAGGGATTTAGAGTATTGAGTCAGACCTTGGAAATACAGCATTGGCATTTGCCGTTCGAACCCAAAACCATAACCAAGCGTGTGTTGCTGGACATGGACCGTAAGATTGCATTTCCTTTTTACCTGGATTCCCGTGCTCGAAAAATAGTATTTTTTAGCAGTCGAGAAGCCATGATGGCCACCATGTACGGTGACCTCACGGCATGGCTAAATGGGTGTGTTCCGCGCTAAGGCGTATGTACAACAGTTGTGAAAAAACCACACTTTCTCTGTTGACTGGCAACAAGTTTAGTAGTATAATTAACGCATCAGGAGACAGAAATGAAATTCCGTGTGTGGATTGAACAACTATGGTTTGACAACTGCGACGAACGCGAGCAGTGTCACGAATCTCGCTTCAGCCGATCAGAATATTTTCAAAGATTTAAATACTTTCTCAAACACGAGTACCGACGCCAACAACGACTGGAAAAAATATGATATCAATTCCTAATCTTTCGCCTCTACAACAAGAATTATGTGATGCAATTTGGTCATGCAACACGTCCGAACAACTAATCAAGTGGTTCGAATCTTTACCTGCTAGCATCAAGCCTATGGCTCATGCCATGATCCGCATGGTCATGTTCGAAGTATTCGATACCGACATCGATAACGGGCTTGTTGACATGTCAGAGTCGCAATTAATTATTGATCATATTCAATCCCTGTAAGGAACAGCATGGATATCTTAGTAAGCATTTTAAGTACCATTGGCTGGTTTGCTGTGGGGGTTGTTTTGGGACGCATGGTACTGCGCTGGTTGATTTTGCCCTCGCTGCAGGATCAACACGATCAAGAACAACAGGAGATTGCACAACTGGAACAACGTGTGCATGTGGTCAAACAAGAAGTTATCAACGACATCATATATTGGTTTGACAACGACGACGGTACCTTTTTGGCCCAGGGACGTGATCACAACGAAATTGTTGCTGTGCTAGAACAGCGTTTTCCTCAACATATTTTTGTGATCAACAAGACCCAAATGATCATGGGACCTGACTGGGAACAAGTGATAGAGTTTGAACGTAGATGATTGTAGATACTCAGGACACTGAACGTGCTCGTGCCATTGTACAATGGCTTACGGACAATGTGGGCGAAGCCTTGCCGCATGCAGGCGGTAATCATGTACGCGGGCAAGGATGGAGCATGAGTTATCAGCAGATTAATCCAATGCAGCATCGTGTCAGATTTGAATTGGATACTGATCTAGTGGATCCAGACACTGTCATTATGTTTGCGTTGAGGTGGTCGTGAGCGACGCACCGCAATATATTGAAATGGCCTCAGAAGTCATCGAACAGTATCTGTTTGAACCTTGGGACTACATTACACGAGAACGCATAGAGGAACAGTTTAGACTGATATGCCCTGGACCTT